CCAACCGACACAGTGGACTTGCTTGAACACGTAATACGTACAGGCGCAGGCAGTGCGTCCACCCAAGCTGACCTGACCATAACGCGCATCAGCGTGTCTACGTACGCAACTATCCCAAACAAGCTGCAACAAGCACGCCCTATTCAGGTTTGGATTCAACGTTTGGACGGACAAACTTCGTCGGTTGGAACCACAATTAGTGCAACAACTACCTCCACCGCTACAACAATTGCGGTAACTTCTGCCGCAAGCTTACCCTCTACCGGTTTTATTTTGATCGGTTCGGAAACCATTGGGTACGGCTACATATCAGGGAATACCCTAAGTAACTGCGTTCGGGGGCAAAACAACACGACTGCTGCGGCCCACACTGCGGGAGACGGAGTGTACGTACAGAACCTCCCCGCTATCACGGTATGGCCTACGCCAGACAACTCCCAGACGTACCAATTTGTTTACTGGCGCCTGCGCCGTGTTAATGACGCGGGTGGTGGTGTAAACACTATGGATGTGCCGTTTCGGTTCTTGCCGTGCATGGTGGCGGGATTGGCTTACTACTTGGCGCTCAAAGTCCCCAATGGCGCTCAGCGGCTGGATATCCTAAAACAGCAGTACGATGAGGCATGGCAACTAGCATCCGACGAAGACCGCGAAAAGGCATCCGTGCGATTTGTGCCGCGTCAGGCCTACATAGGGGGCGGAGCTTGAAATGGGTAATAGGTTTGCATCAGGCAAGAACAGTATTGCCATGTGCGATAGGTGTGGTGCGCAGTTCAAATTAACCGAATTACGTAAGGAAATTATCAAGACAAAGACGTACAATTTGCTTGTATGCCGGTCTTGCTGGGATCCCGATCAGCCGCAGTTACAGTTGGGTATGTACCCGGTGGATGACCCACAAGCCGTGCGGGAACCGCGCAGAGATACTACGTATGTGACGGCAGGGGTAGATAGTGCGGGCAACCTCACGGGAGGCTCAAGGGATATTCAGTGGGGCTGGAATCCCGTAGGCGGGTCTAGTTTTTTTGACGCAACTTTAACGCCCAATTACTTGGTTGGAACCACAAGTGTTGGTACAGTAACGGTAACGGTTTCATAGGAGTCAATGATGGACACAAAAAAAGTAAAGCAGATTGCGGATACCGAGGCCAAAAAAATGGTCAAAGGTCACGAAAGCCGCATGCATGCCAAAGGCATGAAAAAAGGTGGCCCTACTACGGATGACTACATGCGTATGGGTCGCAATCTTGCACGCGCAGCTAACCAGAAAACGGGGTAAATCATGGCTTACAGTATGAAAAGAGACGGCAAGGAAGTTGGCCCTGCTAGCGTTTACGCGCCTCCACACACGATGGACGGTAAGGCTATGACTAAAGCTCCACAAGAATTTGGTACAAATCCCGGCTTTCCTCCTAATCGCAGCAAGCTAGACACGCTTGATATAAGCGTTGGTAGCTTTAGTAAATCTGCTGGTAATGAACCAATTAAAACTGATGGTATCAAAACTCGTGGCAATGGTTGTGCTACTAAAGGGATTACCGCAAGAGGCCCAATGGCATGACGTACACTGAGCTTTCGGCGGCAATACAAACTTACACGGAAAATAATTTTCCGACGATTACCCTTGCGGACTCGTCTACTGTATCGTCTACGACTCAGATTAACCGCTTTATCCAGCAGGCAGAGCAGCGCATCTATAACACGGTGCAGTTCCCCTCGTTGCGTAAGAACGTGACGGGGACAATCACTGCCAGCAACAAATACCTGTCTTGTCCCAATGACTTCTTAGCCCCCTACTCGTTGGCTGTTTTCTCCGGCTCTGGCCCATACACATTTCTACTCAACAAAGATGTGAACTTCATGCGTGAGGCATACCCTACGCCAACGGATACGGGAACACCAAAGTACTATGCTTTGTTTGGCCCAACTACAACAGCAGGGCCACCACCTTTACCAACAACTGAGCTAAGTTTTATCCTTGGCCCAACGCCGGATGCCACCTATTCCGCAGAACTTCATTACTATTATTATCCTGAGTCCATTACCACCGCTGCCACTACATGGCTGGGGGATAACTTTGATACCGTGTTGCTGTACGGGAGTCTGGTAGAAGCCTACACCTTTATGAAGGGTGAAGCAGATTTGATAGCCCTGTACGACGGCAAGTACAAGGAAGCACTTGTGCTGGCTAAGCGACTCGGTGATGGCTTAGAAAGGCAAGACGCTTATCGTAGCGGTCAGTATAGGCAGGCGGTTACATGAGCATAGTTCAGACCCAGACCACCAGCTTCAAAAAGGAGTTGTACACGGCTGTCCACAACCTATCCACGGATACGATCAAGATTGCTTTGTACACCGCCAGTGCGGATTTAAACGCAGATACTACCGTTTACAGCGCAACAAATGAAGTCTCGGGTACAGGCTATACGGCTGGCGGGGCTACTATGACTGGGGTGTCTATCAGTTCTTCTGGCTATGTGGCGTATGCAAACTGGGATAACGTATCGTGGACAGCGGCTTTGACTGCTCGGTGCGCCTTGATTTACAACTCCACACAGGGTAACAAATCAATTGCGGTCTTGGACTTTGGTTCTGACAAAACATCGACCACCACGTTTACAATCACTATGCCCGCTAACACCTCAACAACTGCGCTTATCAGGAGTTCAAATTGATTGTTACTACCACCAAAGGCGATATGGACGATTCCCAGCTTGAGAAGCGGGAAGGTACAGTCGATAATGACAATGAGTACACCACTTGGGTTGAGTACTGGCTTGATGGTGAGTTGGTTCACCGATCAGCGCATGTTACGTTGAAAAAAATGCCCGTCTTTGGCGGTGGCGAAACTGCTTCTTTTTAAGGAAATATCATGGCGAACACACAGAGCATGGCTACTTCGTTCCTTGGGGAACTGATGCTAGGTCAACACCAGCTTGGCACTTCTACTATCGTTTCTCGCGGGAGCCTAACCTCACCTACTACGGACACAGTTAAGGCGGCGTTGTACTTGGCTTCTGCTACGGTCAATGCTTCCACTACAGCGTATTCTGCTACTGGTGAAGTTTCCGGCACAGGCTACACAGCGGGCGGGGTGACGGTAACGAATGCAACGGCTCCAACTTCTACCAACTCGTCTTCAACGGCGGGCGTAGGGTACTGGACACCTTCTGCTTCTATTACCTACACAACGGTAACGCTGTCTACTGCGTTTGATTGTGTCTTGATCTATAACTCAACGCAAAGTAATAAGGCAATCAGTGTCCACACCTTTGGTTCCCAGACTATTACTGCCGGAACCTTTACCTTGACCATGCCTTCCAACACGACTACGACTGCTCTGTTGCGCTTGGCTACCACTTAAAGGTAGATCATGGCTGGGTGGGGAGCCGGTTCTTGGGGCCAAGGCCCGTGGGGTATTGGCGATATTCCACTTACCGGGGTCTCGGCAACTGGAACCCCCGGAACAGCCACGCCCAGCGTATCAGTAGCTCTGACCGGCGTATCGGCAGAAGGGCTTGTAGGGACAGTTTCTAGGGGGGCTACATCAATTGCCCTGACAGGTGTAGTTGCTTCAGGTACGGTTGGTACGATTTCTAGAGGTGAGACATTACTTGCCCTTACCGGCGTAACGGCAGCAGGTACAGTTGGCGCAGTTGTCCCCAGCACTACGGATGCTGAGACAGGGGATGCAGCGGCGGGTTTAGTTGGTACAGTTGTTCCAACTTTGACGCTTGCAATTACTGGGGTAACAGCTTCCGGTGCAGTTGGTACTGTAGTACAGAGCAAAGATGTTGCGCTAACAGGAGTTTTAGCCGCTGGTGCGGTAGGTAATGTAGCCCTTGGTACTCGCTCCCTTGCGTTGACTGGTGATGCGGCTGCTGGCTTGGTAGGCACGGTATCCCCCGATAGAGATAAAGCCCTGACCGGTGTTGCTGCCACAGGCGCGGTTGGTAGTGTGGTGCAGTCTGCTGCTGTACCTCTTGTGGGTGTGGAAGCGCAAGGCAGTGTATCGCAGGTAATTGTGCCACTTAGTCCGTTGACGGCAACAGGCTCGGTAGGTTCGGTTACCCAAGGACTTTCTATTACTCTGTCTGGGGTGGCTGCGGCGGGCGCTGTTGGTTCGGTTGGTTTAGGGCCAAGAAGTTTTGCGCTGACAGGCAACTATGCCCAAGGCGATGTCGGTGTAGTTATCGCGGTTTATTGGAAATTGATAGATGACATGCAGGTAGCTAATTGGCAGAATATAGGTAGTGGGCAAACCCCCGGCTGGTCTACAATTGCAGATACCCAAACCCCCGGCTGGGCTTTGA